TTTAAAGACGGTAGGGCGTATATCAAGTGTACCATATGCGGAGCCATGAAATTACATGAATTGGAGGGTGGAGATGCCCTGCGGCAAAAGAAAACCAAAACCGAAAGGTAAATAATGTATAATTTATTTCGCTTTTAAGGAGGGGCGAGATAAATGCCAAAATGGGATAAAGATTATATTTATGTTCCTATTGAATGGAAAAGAAAGGATATTATTAAAGTGTTAAGGACAATTAATAATATAACACCACAAAAATTAAGCATTGTTACTGGTATACCTCGCTATGTTTTGTATGAATACGAACATGGTTGGAGACCTATTACTCAAAAAGATGCAGAAAAATTAGCGAAAACCTTACGAACGTATGAATGGATATTTAATAAAGAAAATTGGAGTGTTGATGGTATTGATTGCGAAGCACTACACCCTGTGTTTGGTGAATGGGTGACAATGGCTTAGATAACTAACATAGCGGGTTCCCCCAAGTCCGGCCAGGCGTAAGGGACGCAAGAATATTAACGGGGCAGTGTAGGTGCCTATACCACTTACATTGTCCCGTTTTTTATTGCCCGCAGGAGCTTAATGGACAACACAGCCCAACAGATACGGGATAACCTGCCTGAGATAATTGAGCAGATTAAGGCAGAGAATGAAGCTAACCGTATCTATTTCTATGCCGAGTCCCTTGAATTGCCGTGGGATGAAAAGACACAGTTACCCATAGGTAAAGAAGGTCGTCCGTGGAAGCTGATGATAGGGGATGAGGAAATTGTCTTTCCTTATGCTCACCTTCGACAGCGGCAGATGACGTACCCCTGGGAAAACCCTGAGATATTTTGGAGGTTCTTGAATGCCATATTCTACTGCGCCTTTGCGGGGAATCAGTTCGGGAAGTCAGTATGGGAAACCGCATGGGTTATTATGGAGTGCCTTGGGATACATCCCCTGCAAAAGCTCACCTGGAAACGGGCTATTGAAATGTGTGGAAAGTCAGAAAGCGACCTTCCGGCAGGGGCGAAGCTCAACAAAACAATCCGTCCCAAACCTCCGCTTAGTTGGTGGGTAGTCTCTCCTGACCTGCCGTCAGAGTCCAATGTAAAGACGGAGGACGATACCGCCTTGGTCCAGACGTTTACCGAATGGACACCTAAGGACACCTACAACTTTCAGAGAAAAGCAAAAATTATGACTATCGGTGATTCCTCCGTGAAGTGGTTCGGACACGACCAGGAAGCCCGTAAACTGAAAGGCGCAAGGGTGGACGGTATAGCATGGGACGAAGAACCCCCCAAGTCGTTCTGGAATGAAGGCAGACCCCGTATCATCAAGAAGAAAGGCATCTTCCTCTTAGGCATGACCTCTGATTATGGATCATGGACAGGAGAGATAAGACGGCAGAAGAAAGACCCGTCCTATTTCATCGGTGAGTTTGATTCCCTTGAGAACCCCTTTATGCCAGAGGAACAGAGAAAGAAAGTCCTTGGTTCCATGAACGAGCAGGAACTCTACATGCGTAGGTTCGGTAAAGACATCTCCTTCAAGGGCAGGGTGTTTGAACCCTTCTCCTATGACATCCATGTAAAGAAACCTTACGAAGTATCGAATGGTAATGTTACTGCCGTCATCGTTGACTGGCATCCTGTCAAGCCCATTGTCGTTTCTTATATTCAGGTGAACCCTAACAATGTCTGGTACACATGGGCGGAGAACGTCATAGAAGACCACATAGTCGGTACGGTAGCTCAAGCGATACGGGCAACCCTTACAAAGCCAGGGTTTACCGTCCGTGTCAAGAAGTGGATTATCGACAAGATAGCACAGGTAGAGCAGATACAGGAAGGCGGGAACGTCCCGAAGTCCATCATACAGATGTTCCGTGGGTTCGGTATCTACTTTGAGATAGGTAATCCTTCTTTCGATTCTGCCCATACGTTCCTCTGCGACAAGATGAAGCACCGGGAATGGTACGTTGACCCCTCCTGCCAGCTTCACATAGAGCAGTTCGATACATGGGGGGCGAAACGGTATCAGAAGGGGAACCTTGAAGGTACGCTCCGTGACCAATTAGAAGTGGAAGGGAATGATACCTGTATTAACCACGTTTATGCGTACAACGCAAATCTTAAATACCTAGACGCTCTATGGGAAGAACAGGCAGATGCAGCTTACACACATCCACGGGCGAGCAGAAGTTCAAGACTCTACGGGAGAGCAGGTATATGACCGACAAACAGGCAGTTGCTATGGTTCAGGAACGATGGAACGTGGCAGACAGGGGGAGAGAGCAGTACGCAGAACAGGCGATAGAGAACGAGAAGTTGTATCGCGCCTATATTGACGAGACTTCTCATCCATATTTGTCAAATATTTGCCTTCCGTGGCCTTACATTATCGTGGAATCCTACCTCGGTAAGTGTATTCAGATGCTTGCCTCCATGCTTCCCTATGTCAGAGTGGTGGAAGAAGACGATGCGAGCCGTCAGAAAGCCAAGATTGTCGAGAAAGATGCGAATATGTGCCTGTATCTGCAAAAGTGGCCTATCCTTGCATACAAGCTCTACAAGCAGGCGTTCAAATATCCTTGCGGTTGGTTGGAAATTGACCCTTGGGGAACGGTAAATGGCAGAGAAATGCCTATTTTCAAGGTGCGGAACTGGTTTAACACATGGGTAAACCCGACAATCACCGAAATGGATGACCCCGATGCTTTTATTATCGCCATAGATTACGTTCCGGCATGGATATTAAAAGGATATGCCAACAATCCCAATTATAAGAACATAAACAAAATCCGTATCCATGAAGGGGAAATCTATACCAACGAAGAACAGACTGTCCGTTCATTTAAAACCATACCGAGCAGGGAAAACGACAAATATTCTGAGTTGGTCAAAGTAACCCGCTATTGGTCGTACCGTGATTTTATCGTTATGACAGGGGATAACAACATTATCCGTAATGATGGTGAAAATTTCCTCGGTTCTCTGCCGTTCAAGGCTATTACCCCTATTCCTTTAGATGACGAGTTCTATGGAATGTCTATTTTAGAGGAAGGCAAGGGACTTTTCGATGAAATAAATGAGAACGAGAACCAGTTTAACGATGCTGTCAACCTTATGCTGAATCCTCAGTGGATTGTCAGCCGAGGGGCAGATGTCAAGAAGTCAACCATTATAGCCAAGTCAGGAGGCATTCTGTTCACGGACGATGTGAACGGTGTAACTCCTATGAAGGTGGATTGGAACATTCTTACGGCAGCATTACAGCGTAAATCTCGTATAGAGATGGATATTCAGAACTATTCCAATGCTTTTCCTCAAATGCGCGGTCAATCTGTAGCGGGTGGAAGCGATACCGCAACAGAATATGTCGGGATGAAACAGGCAGGGGAATTAAGGGCAGACACATACAACCTTCTCCTTTCCATGATGTCAGTGGAGGATATGGTCAGGGATATTGTCAAGTACAAGAAAATGTTTATGACCGACCCCAACGGGTTCTACTACTGGCCTGAAAGTCAGTCTATAACGGCAACGCCTGAAGACTACGAAGGAAATTTCACCTTCAAGGCTGTATCTCAGTACAAGATGTCCAAAGAGATAGAACGGAAGCAGTTAATCGAGGCTATGACGCTGGTATTTGGCAATCAGGCATTTCTGCCGTTTGTCGTACCACGGGCAGACCAATGGTTAGGAAGGCTCCTTGACTACTTTGGCATCCGTGATACCGAGCAGTTATTCGCCAGCCCCGAAGAACAGCAGATGCAGCAGTTGATGATGATGCTGACAGGCGGTATGCAGGGTGGAGGTCAGCAGCCAGCGTTGGGTGAGCGTGAAATGCGTATGCCTGAAGGAAGCCCGAATCCTGCCCTGATGGGTGAAATAGGGGGTATGTTGGGCTAATGCCACGAAAGAAAGTCATAAAGACAGATGATGAATCAATCCGTGAAGTACGGAACATAGCGGAGGAATGGCGCAGTTGGGCTATTCTTGCTAATTCTGCTTCCGGCAAATTCTTCCTATCATGGCTTGATGTGGCGATAGACGAAACTCTGGACAATGAAGATAAGGCAGACATTTACAAAATGGATCCGCAGGCAAGAGAATATTTCTTTGCAAGCGTCCGTAGCAAGAGGCAGACGTTGAAGGCTATTAAGAACAAACTTGTTACGGCAGAAACAGAACGGCAAAGGTGGGCGCAAGAATTAAACAAACTTGTTCCCGAAAATACATAATAATACGAGGTGATTTATGGCAGATAGCTCTACAATGACATCTTCAGATATTCTGAAGGAAATCGAGGAGCAAACGAGTCAGTTGGTAGAAGGTGGTGTGCAGGAAGAAGTACAGGAAGAAGTCCTTGCACCCGTGGAGGAAGAGAGTCAGGAAACGGCAAGTGAAGAAACTCAGGAAACTTCCGAGCAGACAGAAGCGAAAGAAGAAACGAAAGAGGCTTCAGAAACCGAAGAACAGACCGAAACTCCGTTGAGGATCAAGTACAAGGGGAAAGAGATTGATATCCCTGCCGAGAAAATCAGGGAATATGTTCAGAAAGGGTATCGTGTCGAGGAAAAACTTCGTGAACTCAAGGAAAAGGAAGCCGAACTTACCTCTAAGGGGCAAGTTGGAGAAGTAGATTTTTCTAAGATTGACGAGGACTTTGTGGCAGAATTGCAGAAAAGTCCAGTAAGGACTTTGATGCAGTTTACCAAGACTATCCTTGAAACTACCGAAAAAGAACGCCTGCAACAGAGAAAATTTGACCGTACTTTTGAACGTGAAATATCTGCGTCCTTGCCCCATTGGGAGGCGATAAAGGACGGATACCACGAATATAAAGATGAAGGATACGATCATAAAACATCGGTTGCTATGGCTGAACGTGATTTCTTTGCCAACCTGTATCTTGAATCCAAACAGAAGGGCATAGACGAAGGAGTAAAAAAACAGACGTTGAAGCAGAAAGCGCAGATACCGTCTGGCAATAAAAAAGGTTCTACTCCTACCGAAATGCCTTCTATGAAAGACATCAAGAACATGACAAGCGACCAGATGGCACAAGCCCTTGGTCTGAAATTTACCAAGAACGCTGGATGGTAGCTGTCTTTAATAGGAGAGATTTACAATGGCTACATTGACTTCGGCAAGTAACAAATTGGCATATCTCATTCCCGTTTACTACGAGAAGACTATGCTTGAGAGGATGAAACCACAACTTATGTTTCATCAGTTCGGCGAGAAGAAAGAACTCCCGAAAAATGAAGGCCAGAGCGTTTACTGGCACAGATGGACTCCACTATCTTACGGCAGGCTTATTACTGAGTCTGCTGCCGGCGCGGGCAGAGGAATCTCTGCTGTCCGTGTGAGTGCATCCCTTTACATGATTGGCGACCATGCTGTTATATCAACCTACGTTGACATGGTTTCTATCAACAGCGTAGTGCAGGGCGCAATAGACTTGTTTGCTGATGCTTCCGCACTCAGCCTTGATTTTATGACCTCCAGACTTTTGCTCTGGAAACGGGCGAGCGCATCTGCACAGTTCCAGTGTTCGGCAGGTTCGGGCTATCTTGGTGACAGACCTGGATGCCTCTCTGCTGGTGCATACTTTAGGACTCTTTCCTCAACCTCCTTGCAGGCTCCCGCATGGTCTATCAATGATCTATCAACCAGAAGCCATGCCATCTCCGCACTCGCTGGCGGTGCTTGCGGTACTGCATGGACACCTGATATTTTCAGGACAATCGCCCTGAAATTGAAGGTTCGCCACGCAAAACGGTTTGCTGACGGGTACTACAAATGTATCATGCATCCCGATATGGTGAACCAGTTAAGGGGTACGTCTGCATTCCGTGACTACACGAAGTATGTAGAGTCTGGAATGGCATCGTTTGAAAAAGGTACAGGTCGTCAGGGTCAGCCTGAACGTGGGTTTGAGGGTGTGATTGAGGGATTCAAAATTTATTCCTCGACTGAAGCCCCCTTGTTCTCCACTTCTGGTTTGTTCGGCGGTACTGCCAATGGTAACAGGGCTAGATTGTCAGCCTACGGTGGCGGCAGACTATACTTCAACTTCTTCTTCGGACAGGGCGCATACGGTGTAACGGATTTCGATGGAGGCATCCGTACCTTCATCAAGACACCTGGCCCGAATACGACTTCAGACCCGTTGAGCTTAATTTCAACTGTCGGTTATAGAATCATCTACACGGCAAAAGTGCTGAACAACAGTGCTTGCCTGTGGGTGGTCAACGGCAGACCTTCTACGGTTGGTAAGTAGTTAAACTAAGGGGTGGGGCAACTCACCCCTTCTTAAAACACTATGGGCGTACAAGACATAACAGTAAAAGAATGGTTTGATATTAAAAAGGCGAGAGATAGGGATATTGCTGAATGGATAAATGGCGTTCAGATAGCTAAATGCCCTGAATGTGGACAGGCATACTCCTACGGATATGAACCTGTCATGGATGACCCTGGGGCTTGCCAACATTGCCGTGGGGCAGAGGGAGAGATAAAACAAATTGGCTGACGATGTTTTTTTAGTTGCTGATGGAAGTTTAATTAGTCACTTGCAAGACTATCACCTTATGGAACAAATGATGCTGACTATAAATAATGTCAGATGGGCATATCATCAGAGCATGGTGTGGGCGAAGAATACTTACTATGGCATACAAATATTAAAATGTCCTATGGATATGTGGCAGATGCAGGAGATAATTAATGAGTATAAACCTGATTTTATTGTCGAAACGGGCACGTGGTATGGTGCATCAGCGTTATTCTATGCCCATATTTTTGACAATATCGGGAAAGGGCAGGTAATAACCGTAGACAATGAACCGAAGGACGTTCCGCAACATCCGAGAATTCATTACATAGTCAAACATTGTCTTCATCCTGACGTATTATCGGAGATAAAAGAGAGGGTGAACGGCAGCACGGTCATGGTCAACCTTGATTCAGACCACAGGAAAGACCATGTGTTGAAAGAAATGTCATTGTATGCGCCATTGGTAACAAACGGTATGCATTTTATCATTGACGATACCATATTGAATCACCCTTCTCAGATGAAAGATAAGAATGGAAACCTTATCGCTCCTGGCCCATACGAAGCTGTGGAAGAATTTATGAAAGATAACAATGAATTTGAATACGACAGAACTGCTGAAAAGCAGATGATAACCTTCAACGTGAAGGGATATTTAAAGCGAGTAAGGGGGAATTAATGAGGGATGACGTAAAAGTCAGTTTCATCGTGCCTGGATATAAATGTGATGAGTTTATATTCAGGAATATTGAGTCTATTCTCGACCAGGATTACGAGAACAGGGAGATTATCTTTGTTCCTAACGGACAATGGGAAACGAAGGATGAACTCATCAAGTCCGTTCAAGAGAAGTACGGGGATAAGGTGGGTATCCTTTCGCTTGAACAGGGCAACTTGGGTAACGCAAACAACGAGGGTTTTGCGGTATCGACAGGGGATGTCATATCACACCTATCCTCTGATTTATATATCATGCCAGGAGCCTTGCGAAACTGGATGGAAGCGTTTGACGAGAACCCGAAACACGGCATGGTCTATTCGGGCTACAAGATGGTAGACCCAAACCCTGCCAATATCTACCACTCCAACCCGTATGACAGGTATCACCTTGAGTGTGAGAACTTCATAGACGGTGCTAACCCTGTAAAGCGGAAATACTGGAAGCGGTGGAGTACGGATTTGAAGTCCCTGATAGATTGGGATTGGGCGTTGTCCGTCACAAAAGATACCGATGCCTTCTATATCAAAGAACCCCTGTATTATGCAGAAATGCCCAAGCAGGGCGGTCTTTCTATGGACTCAAGCAACTATTGGATAGATAGGAGAAAAGCTGTTCAGGACAAACATAGGATACCTCAGAGGCCGATATGCGTTACCTCTTTACTTGATTCTCCTCTTGCCCTTGAAATAGCAAAATTGACAGATAGCGACTTCAGGCTGTATCCTGGGGTGAAGCCTCACAACTACCGTCTTATCTACTGTTACGGGTTCATGTGTGATGAGGAAGGCATACAGCGTTCAACAGGGGTATTCTTCCAGCACTACGGGCATAAGATTATCCATTGGACAGGATATGACATCAACTCTCTCATGTCTTCATGGAACCTGAATACCGCCATGTACTACATCGACATGGTGCTAAAGAGGATAAATACCCATTGGGTAACGACACGAAGGGACGCAGAAGTGTTACGTTGGCTTCACCTTGAGCCGGAAGAAACATTCCTGCCTGTTAGGATAGACGAAAGCACCGACAAGATGATTGCCATATCGGTGTCAGACTATGACTTAGCAGACCAACTCAAGAAAGCTATGCCCGATCAGGAGATACGGGTAAATGATTTATCCTGCGAGATAACAGTCCACTTTGACGACAGGGTGACGAATGTGACCCATTCGCTGTGCCGTGGCAATCAGGTCATCTCGAATCAGCAATATGCAGGAGCTTACTGGATACAGGGATTTACTAATGTCCCTGAACTTAGAAAGATGCTTGTCCATACCATACGGAAGATACAGAGGGAAAAACCGAAGATGGACAAGGCAGATATTGACTTCTACAAGGTTCGGGTGAACCCTGAGAACTTTAAACGGAAACTGCAGAAGATAGCGGAAAAGGAGATTAAGCGATATGCAAGGTTAGAAGACATCAATACACAAGCAAAGGGGGTGTGGAATTGAAAAGCGCGGTCATAGGATTAGGGGAAACCGGAAGGCCATTGTTTGAGATATTGAGCGAATACTACGCAGTAGACGGTATCGACCTCAAGGACTGTAAGAACCCTATACCGATTAATTATGACATTATCAATATCTGTATTCCATACAACGACAAGTTTGTCAGTATAGTGCAGGATTATCAGGACTTATTCAATCAACCATTGACCATCATCCACTCTACTGTACCTATTGGGACTACAAGCAAAATAAAGAATGCTGTCCATAGTCCTATTCTTGGGAAGCATAACAGGATGAAAGAGGATTTGAAAGCATACAAGAAATGGATAGGTGGAGAACTGGCAGATGAGGCAAGAAACTATCTACAACGGGCAGGAATAATGTGCATGACGGTAGCCACATCAGAGGAAACGGAAGCATTAAAACTCATGTGTCTTGCCAAGTATGGAATGAGTATAGCCTTTGCTCAGTATCAGAAAGACATCTGTGATACTTATGGCTTCCCTTATGATGATGTGATTGATTGGGATAATAACTATAATGAGAACGTAGCCCCGTGGCTTATGCGACCTATACTTACGCCTCCTGGTAAACGTATAAACGGTCACTGTGTCATTCAGAACACCAAGATATTAAACGAACAGCATCCAAATAAGATATTGGAGGAAATACTAAGGTATGCGTAAAGGCGTGACAATATGGGAACCGTCAAATGTATATGATTCGGCTATTCTTGGTGAAGGGGTGTCCGTAGGGGCATTTGCAGAGATAGGACCGAATGTAAAGATAGGTGACAGAACAAGGGTCGGAAAAGGGTGTTTCATACCGGAGGGAGTGACGGTGCAAGAGGATTGCTTTATCGCCCCTCATGTTTGTTTCACGAATGATTTATACCCTCCAAGTGGCAAAGAGAATTGGAAGCCAACCTTGGTAAAGAAAGGAGCCTCTATTGGTGCAAATGCTACTATTATTTGTGGCGTAACAATAGGTGAACATGCCTTTGTTGCTGCTGGTGCAGTTGTTACTAAAGATGTTCCAGATGGAGAAATGTGTATGGGTGTACCTGCTTTAGTAAAAGGAGAGAGAAAACATGCCTAAAGTATCGTTTGTCATCCCTGTCTATGACGGGGATGCCTATCTTGCAGAAACATTGAATACCATCAGGGGGCAGTCAATACAGGATATAGAGATTATCGTAATTGACGACTATTCACCCGACTTCACTCCTGATTTAATGGACTGGTTTTGTAAGCAGGACTCACGCATTATCTATAAGCGGTTAGAACAGAATGGCGGTGTGTGTGAAGCCCGTAATTATGGCAATAAGCTCGCTAATGCCGAGATAATCTGTGTATCAGATCAGGACGATTTGAGTTATCCCTACAGGGCAGAGTTCACCTATAAGTTCTTCCAGAAGGCAAAACACATTGATTGTCTAACCTCTGCATACAACGAATGCAATGTGGACGGACATCCGAAACGAAACTTTATGCCTCCTCACATGACACGGGAAATTTTTGAATCAGGTCAATTTGTGTGGATGCACAGTTCAGCAGCATATCGAAAGGCGGATATTCTTGCATTGCCGTATAGGGAAGAAGACCAGAAGACGGATGACTATGTATTCTTGGATGACTGGACAAAGGCGGGGAAGAAGTTCTGGACGGTCAAAAAAGTGTTGGCTGATTGCAGACGGCTTCCTTTTGGAGTTATGAACATCAGACGTAAGGTTCAGGGCTTGGAACCGAGCTATATAGAATGAGTACACGACCACGTTCAAACGAAGGGCAGCGTCATCCCACATGGGAACTGGTAGAGATACTTGAACTGCAAAAGTACAGGTTCTCAGACATGGACGTAAGCAGCGACCCTATGTATGTCGGGTATGTTGACCCTGATGGTGCGTGGTACATCATGGAATTTAACAATGCTTCTGGGACGGCAAGATATGTGAAAGGTTCATCGGGGTATACAACAGCGTGGACGAACAGGGCAGCGCAGACTTACGGGTACTACAATGCAGTCTTTTAAGCAATAGAGGTGACAAATGCCATACGACCATTACTTGTTTGATATGCCTGAAATGGAAGAAGCCTTGGATGATATAAACGAAGAACATGCCAAGATTATAGCAGCATTCTATCTTTCTGACTCAAATCAGGTGTGTCTTATTACACATAGCGATAACATCAGCGTTGATAAAGCATTGAAATCATTGTTTGACAAGCGGGAGGATTAACATGAATGAACTTGGATATGACCCTCTTTTTCCTTTAAAGACGAACCAGACACGGGGATATACAGGAAGACTACTGACACCATCGTATATTATTGATGATCTTAAAGGTTTTTGTATAAAAAACAATGGCAAGGAGATAGTCTGTGTCCTTAAAAAAGTTTAACGTCCTATTTATTTCTACTATCAATCCAGGGGTATGCTTTTACCGACAATACCAGTTTGCCAAGAAAATGAGCGAACTTGGCCTTGCCCATTGCCGAATGTTCCCTGAATGGGATGTGAACCGTATGAACTCTCCTGATTGGGAACACCACCTCAAAGAGAATATAAACGAGTTGGAAGCACAGGTTCAATGGGCTGACATCATTGTTTGCCAGTATATCAATTCACCTGAAGGGTTGTCGGTAGTGCAGTCTATGAGGGATATAAAACCTACCCTTATGGAAGTGGACGATGATTTACAACATGTGCCTCATCAATCTGTGGCATACGATTTTAATAGGCCAGGTGATGCTCAAGATTTTTGGGCTACCCGTCAATTAATGGAATCAACAGGGGTGATAGTATCCACTCCATATCTTGCTCAATATTATGCGCCATTTAATCAAAATGTAAAGTGTATCCCGAACTGTATTGACTTCAGTTTGTGGGACAAGCACCAGCCGATAGAACACCCCCTCATTCGCATCGGCTGGATCGGGGGGGCGACACATGAAGGCGACCTCAAGTTAGTCAAAGATGCTCTGTTTCACCTCCTTTCAGAGCATAACAACATCGAAATATACATCGTGTCAGCCCCTCCACCAAAATGGCCCGAACATGAACGGTTGACGATGATGAACCAATGGGTGAACATCGACCAGTATCCGAAGCATGTAAAGGAGTTGTCCTTCGACATTGGGATTATTCCCTTACGGGACAACCTCTTTAACCGTGGGAAATCAAACCTTCGTGGCCTTGAATACTCAGCGTGTGGCATACCAAGCGTGGCTTCGTGGGTAGAACCCTTCAAAAACGGTCTTCCTGTCACCACGGCAAAGTCGTTTGATTTCTGGATAACGGAACTGAACAAACTCATCAGCAACGAAGAAGAACGGAAGGTGAAAGGACAGCTTGCCTACGAGTATGTCAAAGAGTTTTACAACCTTGATAAAGTGGCTGTTATGTATGCTGACTACCTGAAGGAGTACATCTAATGGCATGGGCTGACATTACGCTTCCCACGGATACTTACACCGATCTTTCCCCTGTAATTTACGTTCAAGATCAGAACGGTGATTTCATGCAGGAACAGGATGGAACATTCATAGAGACTCAGGGTTCGCTTGACGACTTCTGGGTTGATATAACAGATGCAGCAATCTTTTTGACTGACCAGAATGGCGACATCATGTATACGCAGGATGGTAACCCGATAATGGCATCAGGCAGTACATCCGTAGAATGGACAGATATATCGTGAGGTAAAAAAAACATGGCACTTTCTTTAGCAAATATGCTGGCACGGGTTAAACGGATAGTCCCCACAACTACCCTTGACACAGAGTTACAAGACCATCTCCTTGAGAGGATGAACTACCTTACTACCCTTGACACATTTCCCTTTCAGGAAGGCTATCAGAGTACCACTTTAACAGCGAATGATGTATCCCTTGCCACACCTGATAATTTTGCAGCACAACGAAGCCTCGTCCTTTACACGGCTGATTCTGAGCGTCCCTTGGAGTACCTTGACCCATCTGCCTTTGATGCAAGGTTCCCGAATCCATCAAACCGTACCGCAGCGAAGCCGACATACTTTACGATAAAGGTAGCCGAGTCCGTGTACTATTTCGATTGCCCTGTAGATGCGGCATATGTCATCTACAACTACTTTTACAAGATACCTGATGATGCTACTGACACTACCGTTTCCCAACTCACAGAAATGGCAAAACTTACTCTGATTGATTGGGCTGCTTCGGATGGTTTCCGTGATCTGAAAGAGTTCGACAGGGCAGACCATCTTGAACGAAGTGGGAATACAAAACTGGCAGCATTAAAAAGGCGGTATCAGCTATCACGGGAAGAAGGCGCAAGGTTTATTTCCATAAAGGAACATTTTAACCAGTATCAGGGGTATTGATTAAATGCCTAACGCATATCTTGATAAAACGAAGTCTCAGCCATTAGAGCCTATTATCATCAATCCCAAGACGGTTGATGTCTACAATGATGCTGCGTTATTGCCTATTACCTCATTATCTCAGGCTGACAACATTATCCTTGATGACGGGATGATAGAGAAAGTCCCTGGAACGGTGAAGGTATCGGCAGGCGATTTGACAGAAGCAGCAGTTATGGGGCTTCACAGGACGTATTCTCCTGCCGGAACAAAAATGGCTCTCAAACTCTACAACGGTACGCTATATAGTACGCCTTCACCGTCAAGCACATCAAAGTTTGAAACATCAGTTCTTGCTAACTTAGCCACGAATAAAAGGACTCCGTGGGTAGATGTCCGTGGAAAAGCCTACGGTGTGAACGAAACAGACGGTATTATAAGGTATGATGCGAACACGGCAGTAGGAATGAAAACCGGAATAGTAGGCCCCTTTGCCCGTAAGAAGATAGCCTTCTTTGAGGATGACGAAACGTGGACGACAACCAACGGATGTTCGACAACGGCAAGCGCATGTGGGGCTTTCAGACCGGAAGAATGGACAGGGAAGTCAATCACTTCTCTCAGGCTGAATTGTTCGGCTGCATCAACAAGGGCTTCTGCTTCCTGTACCATACCACTTGACCTATCTACATTCTCGGACGGTAAGGCTGTAACGGACAATGATTTTATCTCGTTTTATACCTACCACACCAACAGGACAAACCTGAGTGCGGTACGGGTACACTTCTCTACAAAGGGCGTTGATTTCTCCAATTCCTATACAGCCTATGTAGACCAGGAGTTATTCTCCGATGGTGACTTTGAATGGACGAAATTCAACCTCAGACGAGGTTCTTTTGAATCTGTAGGAACTCCTGATTGGTCTAAGGTATCGGCTGTACGGATAGTGGCAGAAAGCAACACGGCAGGGCCAACAGTTGTCCATGTTGACTATATGTATCTCAAACCCACTCCTATTGTCCCGAAAGAACAGAGAAGGACGTTGTTTAACTGTGAAGCATCAACTAACGAAACATGGTCAGGCAAGAATAATTCCTTTGATTATAAACAGCAGCATGAAGGGGTAAGAAGTATAAAGCTGACAGGGGCAGGGGCTACATCAGCCGTTTGTGCCTTGGCTACTCCTGTAAACCTTAGTACATGGGCTGACGGGGTAGGTATATCTACATCAGACGAGTTGGTATTCCATCTTAGAACCAACAACATGAACAAGATTTCTGCCGCAAATGTTCTTGAACTTCGTGTTGGTAGTTCTCCTACCGATTACCTTAAAAGGACATGGGGTACTTTATCAGCATTAGGAATAACCGGAAGCAACCAGTGGTTTGAAATTCGTGTACCAAAAGTAAGGATAAGCGCAGCAGGGGCGGGGACGATTGATTGGTCTGCAATAGACTATATCTCTTTTATCACAGGGGCTATTGTAGGAACAAACTACCTCTGGATTGACGATTGCTATTTTGAACAAACTGTACAGGTTACGCAGATCGCTTCCTTCGATGATGAAACGTGGACTATCACGGGCAACGGCGAACTGGTCAAGGACCCACGTGGTAAGGGATGGGTTACAGAAGGGCAATGGGCTTTAAAGTTATGGGCGAATAAGGCTGGTACGTTTACCGAATCCTATGGGATATACACTCCCGTTAGTCCTTTAGACCTAACAGCGTGGGACACCGGAGGTGCTTCGACTACAGACGATGAGATAACCTTTTCTCTCTACCATAATGGGGCAGCAAAGATTGATTATGCTGAATTGTGGTTTGATAACAACTCTCTTGCAACTTTCGTTGATGCCTATAAATATCGGATAACCAAAAATATGTTTGCCTTTGCGGGGGCAAAGAACAATGTAGGCAAGGAAATACGGATAAAGAAGTCTGCTTTCGATGAAATAAAGTCAGCAGGGACAGGGTCTTGGTCTACTATCGGGGCTATCAAGTGCCTTGTGTATTGCAAGGGGAGCAAAACAAATGCTGTCACTTTTGACAACATCCAACTCCGTAGAAAGGTAGGTGTTACAGGCAGATACTACTACAAATGTATCTTTAAGGTAGGGGATGTTTGTTCGGCTGCTTCCGAAGAATCAGACCATATAGACGTTAAGACAAGCAAGGTTCTCCTTTCTCAACTGCCTACCTCTCAGGATTCCAGAGTAACAAGCCGTGAGATATACCGCAAAGGTGGAGCATACCCCGATGATTGGGGGCTTATCAAAGTTATCGAGGATAACACGACAACCTATATCACCGATGATGTTGACGATGACCAGATAACCTATTTCATGGGTGATGAAGTTCCGCAGGGCTGGATAAATTCCGTCCTCTGCAACAACCTTGTTTATGATTCGTATTCTGACATGATGTACTATTGGGGCGACCCTACCCACAAGAACCGTGTGTGGTTTTCTCACGTTGGATTCTACCATGTTGTCGATGAATGGGGATACAGGGACTTTCCTGATGATGTGCAGAACGTGGTTCCGTGGTTCGGACAGAACATTATCTTCTATCGTCATAGGATACAGAAGATAGTGGATGGTGACTTAACGACAGGACGGCTTATAGACGTTCCGGCAGAAACAGGGGCTTGTTCTTATTGGGCGGTAGGAAAGCCGTGGAAGGGGATGATACCTTATGTCGGTTGGGATAACGTCTACCTCTTTGATGGGTTAAGAGCTACTGCTATTGGTGACGCAGTAAAGAACTACTTCAAAGGTAGGGAGTCTTTTCTGTCCACTGTCAATATAGCCTTAGTCAAGGACACCCTCTATATTGCCTGTAAGGACAAGACAGGGACACCTACTTACAATGATACCGTCCTTCGCTGTTATCTCCCCAATAAGTCATGGACTGTCCTTCCCGATTGGAACGTCAACGTATGGTGCAATTTTGATAAGCAGGACGACAATAACGACCTGTACTATGGCGATTCCGTTACAGGGGATGTCTATTCCATCAACTCGACAGGCTGGCAGTTTGGTTCATCGAATATTGCCGTTGATTTCGACACAGGATGGCTTTCTTTCCCTGATGCTGATATAGCCATACATTCGATAGAGTTCAAGGCGAAGGGTACGGCAACATCAACCTTGACATTCAAGGGATACAAGAACCTCGGTTCATCCGCTTCCACACAGGGAACGGTAACTTTAACGGCAGCATGGCAGGTGTTTAGATTGGGGCCGAAGGGTATTATGGACTTGTTACGGGGAAACAATATCAAACTTGAGTTCACGCAGTCAGGGCAGAACGCATGGTTCAAGATGAAAGACATTGTTATCTATGCTGAGAAGTTGAGTGAACGGGTAAGCATAACGACAGCAAACGAGGTGACGTGTGCGGCTCCTTAAAATCTTAATAATGGTGGTGATGGTCATGGGCTTCAATCCTATACAGGATGGTGATTGGCAGGGGTTGAACATAGCCCTTGAGCAGTTGTTCTTTACCAATGCAGAAGCGGCAACGAAGGTAAAAACAAAGAAAACAGGAACGGTATCGGCAAGAAAGACTGTAACCATTAAGAACGATGCGTCCAGTGAGATCGCAGACGGGAATAACATTGATGTAAAAATACAGGGTGTCGATGACGG